GTTGAGAGATCGACTGGGATCACTGATAGTCTGGGCGATAAGCTTGACAAATACCAAACTGAAATAGATGACATATGGAACGCATATGACTCACTAGTAGAGAACCCATTAAAGTAGGAGATTATTATGGCAGCAACCCCGAATAAAGGTAAAGCTAAAGTAAAAGTTACTGCAAAAGGTAAACGAGTTAGCTATGGTCAGGCAGGTAAAGCTAAAGATGGTAGCAGAAGAGTACAACCTAGCAGTAAAAAAGGTGATGCTTACTGTGCGAGGTCCCTTGGACAAAAGAAACGTTCACCGGCAGCAGCTAAAAATCCTAACAGCCCATTAAACTTAAGTAGAAAGAGATGGAAATGTTCAGGAGCTAAATCAAAGAGGTAATCATGGCAGTTAAGAAAACCAAAAAAGATGCTTGCTACAAAAAAGTAGCCAGAGCTATGCCTAAGAATTCTGCATACAGATCAGGACACATGGCTAAGTGCCGAAAGGTTGGTGCTAAGAGTTACGGTAAAAGTAAGAGGAAGTAATATGGCAGTAAGAAAAACAGCTAAAGGCGCTTCTCTTAAGAAATGGTTTAAAGAAGATTGGCGTGATGTTAAGACAGGTAAACCTTGTGGTCGATCAGGTAAGNATGATAAGCGTAAAAGTTATCCTGCCTGCAGACCCAAGGCTGTAGCCTCTAAAGTAAAGAAGTCTGAGACTAGAAAGAAAACGGGACCTAAAGCAATAAAGTGGTCTGTTACTCCCTCTGGGAAGAAAAGGAAGAAATAATGTTAAATAACAAAAAGAATCCTATGATTAAAAAGAAGAAAGCTTTTAAACATTGTGCTGGTTGTAAAACAAAAGCAGCTTGTAAGAAAGCAGGTAAATGTGTAGGTAAGAAGAAATAGTTTATTACCATTAGGAAAAATTATGGACAGCAAAATGAAAGAAGAAAGAGCTCAGTTGGAAGCTCTTAGAGAGTTAAAGAGAAGAAAAAATCTAAAAGATTACTCTGAAGACTTTGAAAAATTTTCTGAGGAACAAATAAGAATTATTACTAAAGACGCTACTAAAGGTTTTGTGCCATTTAAATTTAATGAAGCTCAATCTATTATTAACGAAGCTTTAGAGAAACAAAGAAAAGAAACAGGTAAAGTTAGAGCTATAATACTTAAAGCTAGACAACAAGGTATCTCTACCTTTTGTGCTGGAAGAGTATTCTGGAAGACTTACTTTCAACAACACACTAGATCTGTTGTGATGGCACATGATAGTGCTACCTCTGATTCTTTGTTTAGCATGAGTAAAAATCTAATTAAGAATATGGAAAAAGGGTTACAACCTAAGTTAGAAAAAACGAACGCAAAAGAAATTTCAATTCAAACGCCGGCATACCCTGATTCGGATGCAGTTGGATCATACCGTCTGTATACCGCTGGTTCACCAGAGGCTGGAAGAGGTACTACACCTACTATATTACATGGATCAGAAGTTGCATTCTGGCAACATGATGCTAAGATACTTGCTGGGCTATTCCAAGGTATATCACAATCAGATGGTACTGAAGTTATTATTGAGTCAACAGCTAACGGTGCATCAGGTGAATTTTATAGGTTGTATCAAGCGGCAGCTGCAGGTGAGTCTGATTATATAGCTATCTTTATTCCTTGGTTTAAAACTATAGAATATAAAAGAGAAGTACCTGAAGGATTTGAATTAACATTTGAAGAAAAAGATTATAAAGAAAAGTATGATTTAACAGATGAACAACTATACTGGAGACGATTAAAGATCGTAGAAGGTGGAGTAGATAAGTTTAGACAAGAGTATCCTGCTAATTCAGAAGAAGCCTTCTTGGTTTCTGGTGCATCAGTATTTGACTCAGAGAAAATAAACTCATTTAAACCTACACCACCAATTGCATTAAGAGGCTATAATGATGATCTCGGTTCTTTTGATGACAGCCCTAGAGGTAATCTAGAAATATGGATACCACCTGATTGGCAAGACAATTATATTATAGGGGCTGATGTTGCTCTTGGTGTTAAACAGGATTATAGTACAGCTATAGTTATGAACACTAAAGGTCACATCTGCGCTATGTATAGAGATAATACGGTAGATCCTACTTTATATGGTGAACATTTATTTTATCTAGGTAGATATTTTAATAACGCACTGTTAGCAGTAGAATCTAATAGTATGGGTGTAGCTACATTACAAAGACTCAAACAAATGAGTTATGTTAATATGTATTATGAAACGAAAGCAGCTAGGTTAAGCTCAGAAGAAGGTCAAACTCCTGGATTCAGGATGACACACGGAAGTAAACCTAGAGTTATCGGTCAGTTAAAAAATGCTGTAGAAGAAGAAGACATTTGGATTCCTTCTAAAGTAATACTAGCTGAAATGAAAACATATATATCTACACCATCAGGTAAAACAGAAGCGTTACAAGGACATCATGACGATACTGTTATGGCATTAGCTATTACCTGGGAAGCTTATCGTACTAACATAGATAAATTATCAAATCAAAAAGTCGATTGGAGACAAAAGAACTTTGTCAACACTAATAATGAGGATTGGATTTAATGGCTAAAACAAGCAAACAGATAGAAGACGTTAGGGCTAGAATGATGAAAGACCCAAGACAAGCTAACTTTGCTAAGCACATGATTAATCCTGCTACTGAAGAAGGTCAAGAGAAAATAAAAAACTTTCAGGCGGCAGGAGTTAAGGCTTCAGCAGAGGCTCGTAGACTAAAGAAAGAACGTGACGCTAGAATTAAAGAGAAAGCCGCTGAGATGGCTGAGACTTTAGAAGCACTTAATGTTGTTGCACAAGATCCCTTGGATGTAATGAAATTGCTAATGCATGAAGCAATGGAAGCAGGTGATCGTGAAGAAGCATTTAAGATAGCTAAAGAACTAGGCGAATATAAAGCACCTAAGAAAACAAGAGTGGAAACTGTTAATACAGAGAAAACTAGTGCAGACTTAAGTGTAGAAGAGTTAGAAGAACTAGCTCAACTTAAAAAAGATTTAGGAGGACAATAATGGCTATTTATAGACCTTCAAAAGGTGTTAAACAAAAGAATGGTAAGGTCTGGGACCCTACTAAGAAATCTAAGAATTCAGCTACTTATGGACGTGATAACGTTAAAGAACATAAGGAGCCAGAGCTTGTCCGTGCCCATCGTGAAGAATGGCGAAAAGAGGGTAAAGACGGACTACACAGTTGAACCTCATGCTGTCCTTTAGGTTTTCGGGGTACCTTTGGTTCAAAAACCCCGTACTAGAATACATGCCCATATGGGTGCTAGATTGATAGGAGGCCTTATATGGGCGATTATATGAGTGGTTACCGTGAAAAAGTAACTGACGACCAACTAATAANNTTAATTGATACAGGTGTATCTAATTCTGCTGGAGACTTTTTAAACTCTTCTGAGTTAGCTAACGATAGATTACAGTCTACTTACGAATACGCTGGATTACCAGCAGGGCATCTTAGTCCTAATGGTGTATCTAAAATTGTTTCATCAGATACTACAGAAACAATAGAAGCTTACTTAGCNATTATCTCAGAACTAATGTTTAACAACAACAGATTAGCTAAATTTAAATCTTGGACAGCCTCACCAAGCGCTATTGCAGCAGCAAATGACGCTTCTGATTTAGTTAACTATACCATATTCAAAAAGAATAATGGTTGGGAATTAATGAATACATGGGTAAAGTCTGCTTTACTATGGAAGAACTCTATTATCCGATGGGATTTTGTAGAAGATATTTCTACTAGCTTTGAAGAGTATGATTCACTTACTGAAGAATCATTAGACCTTAAGTTATCAGAGAAAGATATAGAAGTAGTAGGTGAGTTAAACTTTAACCCAGCAACTAACAGTTATGAAGATGTAAGATTAAAAAGATCTTATGATATGTCTAGAGTTAAGATTGAAAATGTTCCACCGGAAAACTTTCTTATATCAAGAGATGCAAGCTCTATTGAAGATGCAAACTTTGTAGGTGTTCAAATAGAAATGTCTAGATCAGATATACGTAAAATGTATCCTGAGATGGCAGAAGAAGTATCTGACTGGTCTGAGTTACCTAGTTCAGGTGAAGAACATTCTAACTATTCTGAAGATGTAGCTGTACGTAAACGTGTTACTGGACAAACATATTGGTCTGGTGCAGGAGACGATACTTACGACATGCTTGAAGCTAACAGAAATGTAGCTGTAACAGAGTGTTGGATTAAGGTTGACCGTGATGGTGACGGTATAGCAGAACTTAAACATATTATCACAGCAGGTAGTACTATACTACATGAAGAAGATTGTAGTTACGTTCCACTAGCTTCATTAAGTCCATTTGAAATACCTTATGAGTTCTATGGTTTATCTATTGCAGATATGACTAGATCTACTACACTTACATCTACTGCTATACTACGTGGTTTTGTAGAGAATACTTATTTAAGTAACTACTCACCTAAGTTAGCAGATCCTAATGTTGTAGACTTTTCTGCTTTACAAAATATGAGACCTAAACAGATTATACCTACTAACGGTAATCCTGCAGGTGCAGTTTCAGATCTTCCACCAAGCACTATAAGTGCAGGTACAGTTCCTTTATTACAACACTTGCAAGTACACAAAGAACAAGCTACAGGTATGTCTAAAGCGGCACAAGGACTTAACGACGAACTATACGTTTCAGGTAACAGTGAAATGAAGTTAAATCAAGTTATGTCTGCTAGCCAAAAGAGAATACAACATATAGCTAGAAAGTTTGCTGAAGGTGGATTTAAAAGACTATGTGAAGGTGTTTACAAAACTATTCAAGACAACATGGATGAAGTAAGTATTATGTCTGACAGAAGAGGAGCAATCCTTGATGTAGATTTAAAGAGCTTACCTAAGAACATGGAACTAGAAGTCGATGTAGATTTGGGTGAAAACTCCAATGCTAATAAAAGAGATAAGCTTATGTTATTAGCCTCTCAGTTAATACCTATGCTTAAAGACTCCGGACAAGGTATGATGATTAAGCCAGACGCAGTAGCTAACATTGCTTTTGACTTGGTTAATACTCTTGATCTTAAACCAGAACAGTATCTTGTAGATCATACTACTGAAGAATTTTTAGAGAAAGCTAAAAAGGCTATGAGTGTAAGTGAAGAAGAGAAAAAGAAAAACAAGGAGATTGCGGCTCGTGTTGAAGAATCTAAAGCTAAGCAAGCTGAAGCTAACTCAGTTTATACTAAGGTGCAAGCAGATAATGCTTTACAAGATAACATTAGGCAAACGGCTATTGCACTGGATCGTCATGGTCAAGAATGGGCTCGTCTCAAGACTGCGGCAATTAAGGCAGAAGTTTCGCCAGACCATCTCCCGACTCCGGGAAATATGGATGAAATAATGATGAAGGCAATGGAGATAGTTAAGTCTATCGAAGCAGCACCATCAGGAAAAGAAGGCGGTTCACTAGACGATATGGTGAAACAAATGGGTATAGACCCAGCACAAGCTGTGCAATTACTACAACAAGCAATGGGAGGCGGGCAATAGCCCCCTCTCTTAACCACACCTCTACCCTTACGGATGATGTGTTAACAAGGTAAATTATGGAAAAATATAGAGAAGCAGGTGACAAGAGGATGACCAAGAAGGTGCATCCCGATAGATTATCACAGATAGCTTTAGCGGAAGCTAAGTTTTCAACAAGTACAAGGAACAGTTTTTTCGACTCAGCATACGGAGATATCTTAGTAGATTTCTTTGTTGAGTGGTTAAAGACAGAACCTCACGAGACCAAAACAAGAGAGCATTTATATGCTTGTTCTATGGCGCTAGGTAGCGTTAAAGAAAAGTTAATTAGTATAGAAACTAAAGGTCGTAACATTCCTATTATGGAAAAGTTAAGTGAGGAGGATAGCAATGATTAAAAGTAGTAACGAACAAATTAATACAGTAATAACTAACATAGAGAATTCTATTGATTACTTTATTAACCAACACACCGCAGATTTAAATGGAGCAGCTCGTATTAGAAACGATGCCAACATTGTAAGAGGCTTAGTAGAATACAGAAGCGCTTTATTAAATTTGCAGAAAGAGAATACTCCCGTAAAGAAAAGAGGAAACCCTAACTTTGGGAAAAACAATCCTTATACAACTAAGCAGGAGGTAAGTAATGATGGCTGATAATAATAATTCTACCCAGACGGATGATAACATTGTTGACAGCAGTACTGAAGATCAGATGCTCGCAGACATTCTTAATAAATCAGAAATACTCCAGGAAGCTGGCGTAGTTCCGAGAGAAGAATCTCAACACGAACCTGAACTTGAGTACTCAGAAGACACAGGAACAGAAGAAGACCTTGAAGAGCCTGTAGAATCTGCCGAATATGAAGATGATGTTGAACCAGATAATGAAGAAGAGGAAGATAGTGAGAAGGAAGACGGAGATGCCGAGGCTACCGAAGTCAGTACTTATGCACTAGATGACTTAGAAGACATTATGGTAACCCACAAAATTGACGGGGAGGAGGTAACTCTACCTATATCAGAGTGGATTGCTGGTTCTGCAACCAAACAACATCTTAGTAAACAAGGTCGTGAGATTGGGGAAGCTCGTAAATCATTAGACGAAGAGCGTACTCAAAAATTAGGTGAACTAGAAACATTAGCAAGTGTTATTGCAAATGAAGTTTACACTGAAGAAACAGAACACCAGAAGAAGTATCACGATATCTCTCAAAAGCTCACAGCAGCACAGAAAGAGGGGGATACTTATGAAATTGGTGAGTTACTTCAAGAGCAAACTAAAGCACAGTCTGCTTATTGGGAAGCCCGTAGTAAGAGAGAAAATCTTGCAACACAAGTTTCTCAACAAAAACAAAGTCTACAACAACAACAATTCGAAGAGTCTGTAAGGCATTTTAACGATACTATAACAGACGTTATTCCTGATTGGAATTCGGATATTCAAAGCTCTATAAGAGAGTTTGCATTACAAGAAGGTTTACCGGAAGCCTTATTAGATGTAGTATCAGATCCTAATGTTGTTAAATTTGTAGATGAGTTTCGTAGACTAAAACAAGGAATTAAAAGTGGCGCTAAAAAGCGTGCTAAGATTCCTGCCAAAAAGATGCCTGCTAAGAAGGCTAAGACACCGACTAAACAAAAACAAGATCAGGCGGCAATGACTAAAGCAAGAGCGTTTAAAAATGATGCTTCGAAAGAAGATCAAATAGCTTTCTTGAANAGGTTTGCGCCAACACGATAAGCCAATATTCGGCTAATAACATATAGGTAAAAATAAAATGGCAACAGGACGTTATGGCACTTCAGGTGCATCAACACAAGCAGCGGACGCAGTAGGCAACCGCTTTCCTTCAGGAGCATCAAGTGCTTCTGTTTCTGAAAAAGAGGATTTAGCGAACTTNATCTCAATGATTACACGAGATGAAACTCCTTTCATGTCTTCTATCGGCAAAACAAAAGCTACAGGTATCTACCACGAGTGGCAAACAGACGAGCTTAAAGCTCCAGGTAACTCACGTGTTGCACAAGGTGCAGACTTCGATGCAGTTACTCCAGATGGTCGTACTACTACTGGTGGTGANCACGGTTCAGGCGGTGGTGTAGNTCTTGCAGCTGCAGATCGTAACCGTTCACGTTTAGGTAACTATACACAAATCAACGCAAAAACAGTTGCAGTATCAGGTACAAAACGTGCTGTAGATCAAACTGGTGTTGCTGATGAGTATGCATATCAGTTGAAAAAGCGTGGCACAGAAATGCGCCGTGATGTTGAAGCTGACTTAATTCACTCACTAAACGTATCTACTCCAGGTTCTGCATCAGTTGCAGGTACTATGGCTGGTGTATTTTCTTGGGCAAGTAACGTTGTAAACGTTGCGTCAACAGACTCTGGAAACACAGCTGCTCGTATTTCTAATGCAGGTGTTACTGCAGCAGAAGCAGGCATTGGTACTAACAACTTCTCAACAGAATCTACAAGTGCAAACGTAGGTGAGCTTGAATTGTCACACATCGACTCTATCATGCAAACAATCTATGANGAAGGTGGTAAAGCTACTAAAGTTATGCTTTCTCCAAAGAACCGTCGTACATTCTCAACTAAAGCAAATGCTTCAGGTTCAAATGTTCGTCGTAACATCGATGAGTCAGGTAAACTACGTCAAGCAGTAGACATCTATATGTCAGACTTCGGTGACGTTATGGTTGAGCCTAACTACATCATGGGTCTTGCTGCAACTGCAACAGGTGCTGGTGGTACATCCGCTGACGCAGTATCTATTCAAGATGCTTTCGCACTTGTATACGATCCAATGTGGTTCAAAATGGCAACTCTTCGTCCAATGAATGAAGTGGACGTAGGCCAAAATGGTGACTCAACAGTAGGTATGTTCGTTGAAGAGACAACTCTTGAATGTTCTAA